AGGAAACTTTGTTCCTATTACACAAAAACGCTCTGAGAAAAACGAACTGCGCGAATCGGAAAATTCCGGGTGGATATTTTGGCGAAAATGTAGTAATCTATGTAAGGATGCGCACTGAGTGAGATGAGTAAAGGAGCAAAAGGGCAATGCTGGAACGGTTTTACCCGGGAGAATACGTAGATTCTACCTATGAGATCGATTTTGACCGCCTTTATGAGGATGGATATCGAGGCGTTATTTTTGATATTGATAATACGCTGGTGCCGCACGGAGCGCCGGCGGACGAGCGGGCGTGCGCGCTTTTTGCACATTTGAAGGAGTTGGGATATCATTGCATGCTGCTGTCGAACAATAAGGAACCGCGCGTGAAAATGTTCAATGACGCGGTGCAGGTTTCTTATATCTACAAGGCAGGAAAGCCGAATCCGGCGAATTACAGAAAAGCGATGGAACAGATGGGAACGGATGAGAAAAACACATTGTTTGTGGGAGATCAGATTTTTACGGATGTCTATGGCGCCAACCGCACGGGAATCCGCACGATTCTGGTAAAGCCGATCCATCCGAAGGAGGAGATCCAGATTGTCTTAAAGCGCTATCTGGAAAAGATCGTCCTGTTTTTCTACCAGAGAAAATGCCAAAAGCAGCAGAGAGCGGCACAGAAGCAATAAAAAAAGCAGTTTGGGCTGCAGAAAACAGTGGCAGCATGTGACAATGAAAAGGACGGGCGCAGAAAACCCGGGATGGAGGAAAAAATGAAAATAGCAATCGGAAATGACCACGCGGCAACAGAGTTAAAATTTGTCATTATGGACTATTTAAAGGAGCTGGGACATGAGGTTATCAATTTCGGAACCGATGGAACGGAAAGCTGCAATTACCCGGAATACGGAGAGAAAGTCGGCAGGGCAGTTGTGGCAGGCGAGGCTGACTGCGGCGTGCTGATCTGCGGAACCGGCGTGGGAATCTCCATCGCAGCCAATAAAGTCAACGGCGTGCGCGCAGCGGTGTGCTCCGATACAGCGACCGCGCGTCTGGTAAAAGAACACAACAATGCCAACATTATCGCATTTGGTGCCAGAATCGTCGGAACAGAGCTTGCGAAAGATATCGTCAGGGCATATCTGGATGCAGAATTCCAGGGCGGAAGACACCAGACCAGAATCGATATGATCCATGAGATTGAGAAGCGCAACGCTTAATAATACCGGGGAGATTGCGCCAGGAACAGAGCAAAAAGCGTGCAAATTCGCATGGCGCAGTGCGGTATATGAAAAAAAGCTTGAAATATAGCGCTGTTTATTATAAAATAGAAAAATCAGAGAGTAAAACTCGAGCGTATTTTTAAGGAGGAAATTTACATGATTTCAGCAGGCGATTTCAGAAATGGTATTACCATTGAGTTAGAGGGTAATATCTATCAGATTATCGAATTCCAGCATGTGAAACCAGGAAAAGGTGCAGCATTTGTAAGAACTAAGTTAAAGAATATTAAGAGTGGTGGTGTGGTTGAGAAGACATTCCGTCCTACAGAGAAATGTCCGACTGCCCGCATTGACAGAAAAGATTACACTTATCTGTATGCAGATGGTGACTTATACAACTTTATGGATGCAGAGACTTATGAGCAGATCGCACTCTCCAAAGATGACATCGGCGATGCGCTGAAGTTCGTGAAGGAGAACGAGATGGTGAAGATGTGCTCTCACAACGGAAGCGTATTCGCAGTAGAGCCGCCTCTGTTCGTAGAGCTTCAGATCACTGAGACTGAGCCGGGCTTCAAGGGTGATACCGCTACTGGTGCAACCAAGCCGGCAATCGTCGAGACAGGAGCTACCGTATATGTACCTCTGTTCGTAGAGCAGGGCGATGTGATCAAGATCGACACACGTACAGGTGAGTATCTGTCCAGAGTTTAGGATTTTTGGACAAGTTTCATAACAGATAATGACAGAAAAGGCTAGGATGCTTGAAAATCCTAGCTTTTTCTTTTTGTGCAATTTTACTTAGAACCTATATAAAATATAGAATTGGTAACACGTTGGTAACACGTTGGTAACAAGGGTCAGGGGATCTGGTTAATCCATTCTAGTAGCTCCGGTATCGTAATATGAGTGTAAGTGTTATAAAGAATACTTCTTGGAGTGTGTCCCATGATTTTCTGCATATACAACTCTGGTATGCCAGCAGAGGTTCCTTTTGAAGCAAACGTGTGCCGTGTATCATGGAATTTATGCTCAACACTCATAAATTTGTTAATGCGCGGCAGATTGCGCGATACAAAATTATTATACATAATCACAGAGCCGTTAGGGTTCAGCATAAGTTTGTCATGTCCATAAGAAGCGGAGTTATCTACGAACCATTTAACCAGATCATAAACCTTGTTATGAATAGGCACATAGCGGCAGCTTTCTTTATTCTTGGCCAATTCGGCGGGAACATAAATCCAGTGGTCTTCCAAATTTACATTATCCCGGTAGTTTTTAAGTAATTCGTTTACACGCATACCGGAGTAAAGAAGTATCAGCAGGACTTTTACATCCCAATCGTCAGACATGGACCACAGAGTTGCGATTTCCTGCTCGGTAAATGGAATACGGTCGATAACAGGATCGCTGTATTCGATGTTGATGCCATCCGTATATTTTTTGTTAATAAGATTATGATCATAAGCATAATCAACCACAATGCGCATGACGGTGAGTACGTTTTTTTTGGAAGAACTGCCGAGCTGGATCGAATCAATGACATTCTGCAGCATATCTTTATTAAGATCACGAATCTTAATATCATAAAGCGGGGCACAGTATTTATAAGCAGTTTGCCGGCTGGTAAGTGCTGAACTTTTGAGCTTTGCGTAGGCGGCGCTTTTTTTATATTTTTCATAAATCTGAGAAAAGGTAATGTTTACATCTTCCGGTTTGAATGGGCTTTCGTTGTATATAGACAATGCTTCGAGTGCAGCTTTTTTAGTTGGATAATATCCAAGTACAATACGTTTGCGAACATAATCATGTTTCATTTCGTCATAGGTTTCATCACAGGTAACTCGAGCCATCCAAGGCTTTCTGCGGTTACCGGTTAATTTTGTGATGGAGCCATAGCCATTTGGCAATTTCATAGTATCATCCTCCTTAAAAATGGGTATAAAAATAACAGCCAGCATAGAACTTCTGTTCCGCTTGCGTTTGGCTGCTCCGAATGATACAATATGCTTGTCTAGGGCGATTGTTCATCCAGAGCAATTGCATTGCCGCTCCGCTTAATGGTGGGGCGGTTTTTATGTGTCACTATATTGCTACATAAAAGTGATTACTATTAACGGAGGGATCTAATTTGGCAATGTCATGTATAGTAGTAATCATACAATTAACGATAGGAATAGATGTCTTTGATATATTATTACGATAAGCATTTTCTATGATTGCGCTGTCTATGGTTCCACCGATGGAACTAATCCTTGGTGAAGTTGTTACTTGATTTGATTTCAAAATGTAATGTGTATTATTGCCAATGATTGAACTATACATTTTGTTTTTATTGTCCCGACCTAAAATAATAAAAGATGATTGTAAATGTGATTGTGTTTCTTTATCATTCATAAGAAATGTCATAAGTTCACAAAAATCATTTATGTAATATTGAGTTATTTCTTCGCCCATTTGTGCTACAACATGACTAAGAAAGCATTCTATTGGTTCTGCAAATCCAGCAAAACCAATTATGATATTGTCATTTATTTTTCTGGTCTTATTATAAAATTCTGAAAGACTTCCATTTTCACCAGCACGCCCATCACTCATAATAATGGCATTGTTCTTGTTTGCATATCCAAGTATTAAACTCATGTGTATCACATCCTTTTAAATGCATATATTATTTTAGAGGCTTTTTTTGTATAAGTTTAAAGAATTCATAATATTGCTATAGGTGCTGGAAAATTCAAATTCATCATAGTACTCAGATAAGTGAAGAATAAATTTATCAATTCTGTTTTTCTTTCCATCGGCTGTCTTTAATTTATCAATTTCCTTTAATTCCTTGTCATAGGTAGATTGCAAGACTTCGTCAGCACGTCCCTTTAATGACATTACATAATCTGATGTAATAGGCAAATTCATTAAAATGCCAGCGGCTTTTGCCTGTTCGAGTGTCATGATTTTCTGAAGTGCCAATTCATATCTGGAAAAGAATGTATCAAGGTTGGTAGTAGTGAGCAATAAATTTATACAATCGTTTAATATCCTAACGTCCTCCTGGGCTTGCATAGGGGAGTAGGCTGTGCGCATCGAGCGTAATACTTCCTCTGGATAAGTGATATTAGTATTTTGAACATTTACTTTTATTGCACTGCCGGATGAAAGTGTTTCATTTAGCTGATTTATAGAGTTGTTTGCCAGCTTTTGTGCAATGTTGATTTGAGTAGTTGAAGTATTGGATGCAGTATAAGGAGTATTTGGCGCAAAGGTGGCAGTTTCCTGTGATTGCTTTTTACACTTTTTCCTCATTAACAGCCATGCAATTACATAAGGAATCAAGATAACAATTATAATAATTAGCCAGTCAAGCAAAGTATAGTGGCTGTAATTCTCGTATACTTTAATACCACAAATTACAGTCCATAATATTATCATAATAGATATAATAAATTCACGCAAATTAGTTCTTTTCATAGATTAACCCCCCATCATACTAATTCTAACACCGCAATATTCGGTTCAAAGACGATAACATAATTATCCAGTTTCGTGTATACACCATACTTATTTCTGTAGTAATTAAGGCTATCAATTAAAAACTCTTCGGTTACCTCAAGGTACTCTGCTGATTCTGATATGCTCTGACAGTGGTGTAAGTAGGCATCCACGATGCCGCGCAAGCCGACCAGCTTATTATAGGCTACGATCCTGCCGCGCATTTCCTGTTTGCGGTTTTCTACGGTGGACTGATCGAGTATGTTGCCGGTTGCGGTGTAGTGGTGTCCGAGTTCTTCGGCAAGAACACATTTCTTTTCAGTGGTTCTTTTTAAATTTTTGCTTAAGGCAATGGTGCTGTCACAATATAAGCCACTGATCCGTTCGCTTTTGAATGCGTAATTATCTATAATTTCGATACCATCATTGCAGGCTTCCTCTTGCAATTCTTCATATGTATTCATAAAAACCACCTCCAGTTCTAGTATATTCTTGCATGTGTCCAATTTTTTGGACATTTATCCCCTTTTTGACTTGACAAATTCAGCGAATGCCTTTATTTCGCCAAGTTCATCCTCTGTATACTCATCACCATTAAAGTGAGCGGCAATTGTTGTGGGAGCTTCCTCAACTTCGTCGGAAAACAAATAAGATATAGATGTATTTAATGCTTTGGCAAATGCAGATATTTTACTTTGGGGAAGATCAACTTTTCCTGCCTCTACCTTAGCAATAGCAGTTTTATCCTTATATCCTACGAGCGTGGCAAGGTCTGATTGAGATAATTTTTTCTCTTCGCGCAAACTTTTAATTTTCAGTCCCATACTTTCTTGCGTTGTCATATTGCTCACCAACCTTTCTAATATGGATAATAACATAGAAATGAATTTTATTCAACATTTTTATAAAAAATAGTTGACAGACAATCAACCATGATGTAATATGATTACAGGTTGAATAACAGCCAACCATAAGGAGGTGAAAATTTGACAGATAGCAAGATGTTGAGCGATGAGATTACAGATTCTGGAATGACCATCACCGCTATAGCAAAGAAGATTGGCATCACCAGAGAAGGGTTTTATAAAAAGCTCAATAATGAAACGGAGTTTAAAGCATCAGAAATTTCGGCGCTACAGAAAATCTTAAGGCTAACAAATAAGAAGCGCGATGAAATTTTTTTTGCAAAAGAGGTTGAACTAAAATCAACCACAAAGGAGCCAAGCAATAAATAAAGGCTATCACATCATCTGTCCAATAATCTGGACAGCAAACAGAAAGGAGGGAGATCATTGCCAGAAGAATTGCAGGAAATGAAAGTAACAAATGACCAATTGGAGAAAATTGCACGGTTAATTGTAGGAATTGCAGCTGTTCCAGAATTTTCCAATAAAAAAATACCGACATCGCTGGTTGCGAAGATATATGGAAAATCAGAATCCTGGGTAAGAAACGGGATTATCGAGGGATGGCTGCCGATAGGACATGGAACCTGTTCTGAAAATCGAAGAAATGTATATGTATCACCTAAGAAGTTATGGGAAGATACCGGTTATGTCTGGCAGGGTGTTGTAGATATGTAGAAAATGGAGTTTCAGAACAACGGGATCGGGGAGGTGAGAACGTTGAAAAGAATAGGTAAGATCGTTACGGCGGTCGGAGTCGGCATAATGTTTTTCGGTGGAATGTGTGATGCAGACGGCATTTATTATTACTACCTCATTGCCGTGATTGCGTTAGGCGCGTTGGTATCATTGGCGGGCTTGGCGATCATGTCGGTGGAGCTGAGCAGAGCCGAACGGCGGAAAGCATGTTTTTACTTTATCCACAGACGGGACAGGCTGGATGCGGATGTGGAGTTTATCGATTTGGACAAAAAAATAGCACCTTGATAGCTTTGGCGAGTACAGGTGCTATTTACCGTAGGAATACATAAGTATTTCTGCGTTTATTGTAACACAAAAGAGCAGTTTTTGAAAGTGTGATTTTATGATTTTCAGAGAATGTAAGCGCTGCGGTCATCCAATGGACCCGGGAGAGGGTCAGAACGGCATGTGTGATGACTGCGTTACCGGTGAAACAGAGCGGCGGGAGCGCGAAGAGAAGATGGAGTGGATGATCCGGGCAACGGATTGGACGCAGCTGGAAGTGGAGGATTTTTTGAATGAAAGCAAGGTTATGTAACAAGGACATGTGCAATCTCGTGGATGTGTTGCGGGAATTGCCGGAAACACTGGAAGGGGTCGGCGTTGCGGGAATTGCCACTATTACCGTTACGGATGACGGGAGCATTAGCGGGGTGCTGGCTGTTTCGCCAGAGACAGCAGTGAGACTTAAGATCAGTGACAATGGCGACAAAGGAGAGTGGGAGTATATCGATGATTGAGATCGCGCCGGATGCGCCGGACTGGGACGAATACGAAGCGGAGCAGGCACGGGCACAGCGGCATAGAAAGAAACTGGCAGCAATATACGACCGCGATGAGCGGTTTAGAGAAGAAAAGGAGATAGAAAATGCAGGAAATTAACTTATTAGTAGAGCAGAAAGACGGAAGTATCGAGACAAACTTTGAAGAGATCAAGGTAGCCCTTGCGGCAGGACTGGAGGAGTACAAGGGGATGGTGTTTACCGCAGAATCCCAGCCGGAAGCAAAAAGGACGGTGGCAAGCCTGCGTAAGCTGAAAAAGGCCATGAACGACAGGCGAATCGAGATCAAGAAAACTTTTATGGCGCCGTATACCAATTTTGAAGCGCAGGTCAAGGAACTGGACAAGCTGATCGATGAACCGATCGACTTTATCAGTGGGCAGATCGAGGAGTTTGAGCGTAGGCGCGTGGAAGCAAAGAAAGCGATGATCTGTGAAATCTATACCGGGATTATGGCGGAGCATGGAACCGTGATGGAGTATCTGCCGCTGGATCGCATCTATGACAGCAGATGGGAGAATTCCACGACTACGCAGAAAGCCATCATAGAAGCCATCACAGCACATGTGGAGCACGTAGAGAAAGATCTGGACACTATCCGGGCGATGGAATCGGAGTTTGAGGATAAGGGTTTGGCGAAGTACAGGGCAACGTTGGAACTGTCAGATGCCATTACAGCCATGAACCAGTACCAGAAGCAGAAGGAAGAAATTCTGCGGAGACAGGCAGAGGAAGAGCAGAGAAAGGCAGAAGAGGAGGCACGCAGGGCGGCAGAGACTGAACAGAAAGCAGATGTTCCAGTGCAGGAAGAAACGGTTGCGCCGGAGAAACCGACAGAAGAGAAATTTATTGAGCCGGAAATTCACACTGATGCGATTAGATATGAAGTGGTTGCCGACCCGTTCCAGATTGTACAGTTGGAATCGTTTATGAGAGAAAACGATATCGACTTTAAAAGAACCAGATAAGAGGGAGGAGAGAAAGAGATGGCAAAATTTAATATAGAGGTAGAGTTAGACTGGTTAAACGATGAAGAGTATACCATTGACGAGGAAATTAAAGAGCAGGTTATTCGTGGTGTCAAGGATGAACTTTTAGGAAAGTCTGTGGACGGTATCGTAAAGAAACTGGACGTAGAAATTGCCGAGAAATTAGAAGAGGCAGTGAAAATCATTGAGGAAAGAGTGGATGATTTTGTAGCGACCGTTACAGAAAGCCGGATTGAAAAGATTAAGATACCGGTAAAAAAATCTTCGTGGAGTGATGAGGTCAATTTTGTACCAATCAGTGAATTTGTAGGGCAGCGATATGAAGAATATCTCACAAGAAAGATTTATGACAGCGATTATTCTGTCGCAAGACACGATTCGGATAAAAAATATTCTATCTCTGAGAAATGTATCAGAGAGTACCTCAATAAAACATTATCTGCTCAGGTTAGTGAAATGGTCAAGAAAGCGCAGGCGGATGCTGAAAATACAGTCATTAAGACGTTGGAGCAGACGTTAAAGGACCAGCTTGCTGTTGACACTATTAACAGAATGAATATTCCGAAGTTATTGGAAAATTTACAAAAAAAAGCATTGGCATACAACGAGGAGGGTGACCGGAAATAATGGCGGAGACAGCAAAGAAAATGAACATTTACGAAGCCATTTCCAAGTGTATGGAAGAAATCGGGGCAGTTGGCAAGGATGCCGTGAATAAGCAACAGGGATTTAAGTACCGCGGTATCGATGCTGTTATGAATGCCATTAACCCGGCACTGGTAAAAAATCATGTGTTTATCGTTCCGGAAGTATTGGAACAGCAGAGACAGGAGCGAACCACAAATAAGGGTGCGGTTCTGATCTATTCCATCTGCCGGATAAAATATACGTTCTATGCAGAGGACGGCTCGTCTATTGAAGCAATCACAGTTGGCGAGGGCATGGACAGTGGAGACAAAGCAACCAACAAGGCAATGGCGATCGCATTTAAATATGCATGCTTTCAGGTGTTCTGTATCCCGACAGAAGAGATGAAAGACCCGGACGGCGAGACACCGGAACCAGTTGCGCCAGCACCGCAGTTTACACCGGCGACAGCAGAGCAGTTACATAAAATCAATGAATTTGTGGATGCCTATGCTGAAATGTGTGAGAACGCAAAGACAGTAGATATCATGAACCGACTTAAGAAAATGTACAATTTTTCCGGTACATCTGATATTTCTACGGAGCTGGCAAACAAGCTGATCGAACAGGTAGAGACCTGGTATAAGAAAAAGAAAGAAGCTGATGCCTGATGGAGACTACCGGAAAGCTAACTGGTGCAAGCCGGACATTTGATGGACGAGGCATCATCCTCACGTTTGAGGTTGACGCTTCGGCAGCCGGTCAAATTGAAAATTTACAGAATCAGGACAAGCTAAAAATAAAAGCTGTCAGATATACGCAGAAACGGAGCCTTGATGCAAATGCTTACTTTCATGTGTTGGTTGGAAAAATTGCTGACGTACTCACGATTTCAAAGGCAAAAGCTAAAAATGTTCTGATCTGTAAATATGGACAGCCCGAATATCTTCCAGATGGAAATATTTTCTACTATCAGTCAAACGCACCAGAAGAATATATGTGGGAACAGGAAACGATCCATGCAATGCCGGTTCGGTATGACGGAAAACTGACTGTATATAAAATCTATCGCGGGAGTCATACCTATGACACGAAAGAAATGTCGGTTCTGATTGACGGAACGGTAGCGGGTGCAAAGGAACTTGGAATAGATACCATTACGCCAGCAGAACTACAGGAAATGAAAGAGCGGTGGGGAATATGAAGCGATTATGGAGCGTATTTACGGATGATATGGAACATTGCTATTTTACCGGCGCGGCGCCGGTTGAACGCCATCATATTTTCCCGGGTAATCCGAACCGGAAGAATAGCGAGAAGTATGGATTTGTCATACCGCTTCGTCCGGATCTGCATCCGAATGGAACGCAGGCGGGGAAGAATGCCGCTGAAATGGATCTGAAGCTTAAGCAGATGGCACAGGAATATTTTGAAAGCCATTACGGAAGCAGAGAAGAGTTCCGGCGGATATTCGGGCGGAGCTGGTTATAGGGTTGAAACACCCGCCTGCGGGCGAAAGAAACCGATCATGCGGAGACTTATTATATCACGAACTGTCGAAGCCATGATGATACCTCCGGGGTCGCCCCGGCGGGGAGAGGGCGGGCCGGTAGCCCCGGCTGGGCACCCGGTGCCGGGTGCGGAAAGGCGTAAGCTGCGCCCCCGCAGGCCAGCCGGAGGAAAGGGTGGTCAGGTCGATGGGGTCTGTGTCCAGCTGCACAGCCCTGACCGGGTACGGCAGCGGCCCGGCCAGGGTGCGCAGAGCGGGCCAGATTTCCCCCAGCCCCTCGGGGCCGTAAAGGGTCAGCGGGCGCTCCCGGCCCTGACAGCCCAGCGTCTGCAGCAGGCCCGGCAGGCCGAAGATATGGTCGCCGTGATAGTGGGTCAGGCAGATGGCATCCAGCTTCATCAGGTTGACCCCGGCGCGGCGGGCCGCCCCCCCCCCGCGCCCCCCCCCCCCCCCCCCGCCGCCATTGTTGTGATTTCCGCCGCCACCGCCGGACGAGCCACCAAAGTTGCGGTTGAAGGCCGTCATGTACTGGG